TTGGAGTTCTACGACAAAATACTCAAATCCACGGGGGACTACGAAGCGGCGCTGAACGTCACCGTGGCAATCTACGGGGAGAACGGAAACGATATGCGCAGACAGATAGCCGAGCAATTCAAAATGGCGTTCGAGGGCGTTGACATCTCGCAGTACATAGACCCCGAGACGTTCAAGGTGGACTTGCGCAAGATTATAGAGATAAACGACAAGGAGGGTAAAAACCTCATAGAGTCACGCAAGACGCTGCGCGACCAGCTTATAGCCAACGAACAGAAAATATCGGTGGACATAGTTCAAACGTGGCAAAAGGACCTCGAAAAGGCACAGAGTTACGCCGCCAAGAGGATTGAGCTGTCACGCTACACCGCCATGCAGATAGCGAAGATAAACGCCAATCCGGAGCTTACGGGCGGAAAGAAAGAGAATATGATCCAAGGTTACAGGGAGAGAGAATCCAAGGAAGCGGCTAAGTTGGAATACGAGTCGTTCAAGGATTCGCCAATGTACGTAAAAATGTTTGACGACATTGACAAGGCTTCCACACGCTCACTGGAGAATATGCGCAAAAGGCTCGTGCAGTTGCAATCGGTGTGGGGCAAGTCGCTTGACCCGACACAGCTTAAGGAGATGCAGACCAAGCTCAACGACATAAACACCCAACTCGCAACCAAGAGTCCTTTCTCAACGCTCAACAAGTCGCTCATCGTGTTCCAGCAGCTGCGGAGAAAATTCACGTCCAAAAAGGATTTGGAGAAGAAGCTGCAAGGAGAGAACGGCTTACTTGACAAGTACAAAGACTCCCTCAATATGGCTAACACCGCCTACGAGGAATACGTCTCAAAGAACGGAGGAGAGGACGACATCGCCAAGTCGCTCAAGCAAACCGTGGAACTCGAACGTCAAAAGGTGGAGGAACAGGAGAAATCCGTAAATTCCCTCCAAGAAGAGTTGAACAGGTGGGATAGCGTAAAAGGATTGATAAAGGAGTCGGTGAAACAAGCCGTTTCGTGGGGCGGAACGCTCCAGTCGGGACTCCAAGCGGCTGCGGACATCATGGAGGAGTTCGGAGCGGACGCCGAAGATATTCAATTCGTCCAAGATTTAGCCGAGGGTATAGGTAAGGTTACGGAGGGGCTGACCGACATGGCGCAAGCGTTGCTTAACTTCGACATTCAAGGCTTCATCGAAAGCGTGTTCACGTCACTTCCGAAGCTCATCAGCGGATTTGGACAGTTGTTCAACGCCGGGAAAATACGTGCGGCAAACAAGGAGATCAAGCGGCAGCAAGAGATTCTTAACAATCTCCAATACACCCTCGGCAGATACCAAAAAGCCGCCGAAAAGCTTTTAGGGAGCGATTGGCTAAGCAATTACAACCAGCAGCTCTCCAACTTGGAAGCGCAGCAACTGGCATATCAGAAACAACTCGAAGCGGAACAGAGCAAAGGGAAGAAAGCCGACAAGGATAAAATCAAGGAATACGAGGAGAACCTACGGGACATCAAAGACCAAATAGAGGATATTTACGGAACCGTCTCAACCCAAATGCTGGGGTCGGATTTGGCTTCGTTCGCCAAAGACATGGCGCAAGCCGCCCTCGAAGCCTACAAGACTTTCTCGAATATGTCGGACGCCATAAGCGACAAATGGCAGGAGACGTTGCAAAGCATGGTCGCCAACTCGGTACTCGCCAAGGTGATGCAGCGCGCCCTCTCCCCGGTCTACGAGATGATTGACGAGATGAACGAGTCGGACTTCTACAACGAGGAATTTTGGCGCAAACTGAGCGCCGTGGCGGCTGAATCCTCCGAGGAAGCCGCCGCCGGAGCGCAGACGATGCTTCAATTTCTCGAAAAAGCCGGAATCAGTATGCGTGACACCACATCGGAGCTTACGGGCATAACACGTGACTACGCCACGGCGAGCGAGGAATCCATAAACGGATTGGCGACAGCGTACAACACGATGAATTATTTCGTGAGCGGAATCTACGACAACACCAACATCATGCTACAGCTTATGCAGCAGCAAGGGGGTGCGGCGGCATCGGGATCGAACTCTGACTTGACAGCCTTACAAAACGACCACTTGGCGTACCTTCCGAACATTGCAGCCAACACGGCGGACATGGTGGCGAGGTGCGAACGGGCGGCATCCGCTTGCGAAACCATGGCTACAAAACTCGGCTCGGTGATAGGAACCTCCACGGGGGCGCCTTCGAAAGTGGTGTATGTGAAATACAAAGCTTAAAGTTTTACTTTAAAGATAAATACACAACTGATTATTTTAGTTATATTTGCAACAAATAAAAGATTGATGAATCTTCTACAAACCTTACTATACGAAGCGAAGCGGAAAGGGATGTGCGCCACCAATTACAAGGCACTCTCCCAATGCGTGGATAGGGCGGAAATGATACCGCTCTATCTACGTACCGTGGATTGGGCGTTGGAGAACGGCTATCCATCGTTGGACATCCTCACACGCTATTTCGGCAACTTCGAGGACGAGGGGCTGTACGTGGGACGGAAGTTCAATGGAGAGACGCTCTCCTCGAACCAAACCTACGTGTTCCACCACTGCCAAGGGGAGGTGGAGGTGAGGATGGACTACGAAAAATGCGTTATCCCCATGCTTTACTTCGCCAACGATTGCCGTATGCGAATCAAATGCAATCAACCGAACTTCCGCGCCATCCACGTCCCACTCTACATATTCGGGGAGAATGACGTGGCGGCGCGAAGTGACGAAAACGCAGTATTCACCAAATACCAAATGGACCTTCTATGATAACCGTGAGAATCAAAATAGGCACCGGAGCGGTGCGGGACACATACGAAACCTACGGAATGATCTACGTGGAGTCGGACACCCGTTTTGAAGCGGACTTGAACGACTTTGCCACCACCACCTACGCCGAACAGAGCGGAGAAAATATGGACCCACGCACCACACGCAAGGCGTTCGACTATAAGATAAAATTCCTCATCGAAACACCCAACAGTGACATAGAGAACGCCAATGCCAAAATCAGGGCGTTCAACTCCCTTTTGTACACCAAAGCTTCCGACAGCGATGTTCTTACGTTCAAGACGGTCACGCTCTACAATGACTACAAGAGGGTGAAAATCGTGGGAACACCCAAGGATTTCATCAAAGAAGCCACGGATTTTTGGAGGGACGACAACAAAGTGGCTTACGACTGCGTGCAAGCCGAGTTAACAATCCATGTCAGCAACCCCGAACTTTGCGATTTTAGTATATGATAAAAGAGATAGCCGAGCTGAACTTTCCCCCATACGCCACGTTTTCGCAAGCCACGATAACCGAGCCTGACATGGGAAGCCGCACCATAGAGAGCGTAGTCAAGATTGACGGCGACATAAAACCGGACTTCACGTATGACTGGATGGTGATGTACAAGGGGCACCACTATATCCATCCGCTAAAGAAGCCGCAAGTGTCGAAAGGGAACACCTCGCTGCTGTCGGAGAACACGCTCACATTCTACCATTGGGCGGAATACCAGCTAAGGCGTTATTTCTTTGTGGAAATGGCTTCCACAATATCCGGCACCGCCATCCCCAACAAACGTGTGGTATCGCTCTCGCTGACGTTGGGGGATCTGGTGAAGCTGTTCCAACAGGAGCTTGAACTTTACTATGGCGGAGCGATAACCATAGACTTGAACCCCGATTGGGTTTACAGCGATGAACCCGCGTTGGTTTCAATCAGCTACACTTCTCTTTGGGGTTTACTTCAGAAGTTTTACGAGCTTTATTCGGTGCGTTGGGTGATAGTTCCGGCGGAGGACTGCTCGGAGGACACGCCCAAGTATGTGATAAAAGTGGGCTATGCGGCAACGGAACTTTCGCACGTGTTTGAGTACGGATTCTCGGGAGGACTACTGAAAGTGGAGAGAGCCGTGCAGTCGGACACGATAAAGAACTGCATCGAAGGACGTGGCGGAACAAAAAACCTGCCCTGCAGATATTTCAAAGACATAGACACCGCCAACCCGTCATTCAGAGCGGACCCCGATTGGATACCTGAGCTTTCCACGGTTTATTTCGACCGACTTCTTGACAAGAACTTCCGGGATTACGTCAAAGGATGGAAAACAAATCCCAAAAGGAAGCTCACGGATGCTGACGGCAACGCCATAATAGACAAATCCACGAACAAAGCCATAGCCGTGGAGAAGTACGACAGCGACTACGGGGCGGAGAGCTGGGCATACCGCAAGGGAGCCACGGATGCTAAATTCCTCCCTGTGGAACACGTCAAGGACGATGAATCCATAGAGAAATACGGCGAGTTATGGGACGGGCTGGACGACAATGACGAAATATTTCCCACGATACAAGGTATTTCGGTGGATCCCTACGGGCGTGTGGACGAAGCCGTTGATGTGGAACAAGTGCTGACGGACAATATTGTGGACGCAAGCGAAAACGAAGCACAGATAGCCGATATTCAAAACAGCCTTGCCGTGACGATAACCAATGTAGCCAAAGGAGCCACCGCCACACAGACGCGCAGGGGCTTCAACTTCACCGTACCCACGGGAATGACGGGAGATCTCGAGGGAGTGTTAGTTGGAAGCGCAAGGCGTACAGCCGTGGCGACAGACTCCACGGACTACTACAGCAGTGTGGAGGCATCCTATTCCGTGGCGGTGTATGACGCTGACGGAAACAAGCGCACCGCATCGGGAATCCCAAGCGGCAGCTACTATTACGAGGTCACGTTCACGGTCAAAAACGACTCCTCCTACGCACTGGATATTACAACGGCGTTCAACTCCGTAAAGCTAATCACAGCCGACAAGCTTAACAAGTGGACCAACCGCTTCGATATATGGGTGAAGAATATTTGGGGGACGACCAAGAGTAAGACCGAAACAGACGAAGAATACGCTTCGAGGGTGTGGAATCCGATACTCGGAGACCGATGGGGGGACTCCGCCAAAGTGGTATTCTCCACCGGCGCGCTCGCCGTGTCGGAGGACTACGAGTTTGTAATGCTCGCAGCCGAGTATGACACGTCAAAACAACTCAACGGGGTCGCTTCGGAGTGGAAGCTGACGCTGGCGAAGTCGAGCGCGGACTACGATACGCTCGGTGTCTACGTCCCCGGAGTCCAACGCCAAGGAAGAGCCGGAGACCACTTCTTTTTCATAGGCTTCGATATGCCGCAGCTGTATGTGGAATGGGGCGAACAGGCGTTGCACGGCAACAAAACAGATGCACTGGGCAAAGTTAAGGATGTGGATTCGACATGGAACGTGACACTTGATAAGGTCAGAATCGGCAATAAACAATCGGGCGAAGCATCCGCGCTTGTCGAACAGCTGTGCGCCGGAGCGTTGATACACCTTGCGGACAAAAGATACATAGACTCCACAGAGAATTTGTATTTGCAGTCCATAACCACGACATACAGCGAGGGCGCGCTTATTCCCGAGACGGAGATAGTTCTCTCAAACGAGGTTTCCGCAGTGAGCGACCCCGTGGCTACCATACAAGGCGAGGTATCGAATCTATCGAAGCAGCTGGGGTCGGTTTCCAATGTGGAACAGATAATCCGCACCGTGTGCGACAAGATGTATCTTAGACGTGACGGGGTGGAGGATTTGTCGTTCTCCCCCACTTCGTTCGCATCGCTGCTTAAAAGCCGCTCTTTCCGCTCCGGACTCATAGGAGGAGAGGGATGGGGTTTCTATCAAGACTCCAACGGTAATTGGGTACTTGAGATCGACAGGCTTGATGTTCGACAGGAGATGAACGTGGCGAACCTCGTGATAAACCAAATTTCCGTGATGGGAGGAAAGGAGATAAGCAGCGCGGCACGCATGGAGGTAACGGAAGTGATTGAAACTTCTGACGGCTACCGCTGCTATTTCGACCAAAAGAAAGGGTCGGTAAAAAATCTTTTCGTGGTGGACGA